ACGTTTTGCAGGCTGATGATGGTTCCAAGCCACGCGCCAACATTGGCGACCAGCAGTTTCGTTCCGGCGTGATCGTTCATTTGCGCGGCGGTTGGTGCATCTGCGTCGTCATGCGTGAGCCGAACCACCATGCGACGGAGGTTCCGGCCAACATCTGGAAAGACTGTAGCGCGTTAGCTTTTACGGCTTCGTCGTCGATAATCAGAATTGCGACGAATGCGCCGACGACGAGGAACGCAGTCAGCGCTGGTCGAGTGACGGCGCGAACGTTAGCCGCCCACGGCGCGACCTTCTCGGTCATATCCGATGCAGATGCGGACTGTGACGCCATAAATGCATTCCATGACGCAACCGCCTCGGCTGACGCTGCTTGCTTGTCGAGCAGGTTGAGCTGAAACTGGTTATCCAGTTTCTTTTCGCGCAGGCGCATCCAGGTTGTCGCCAGCGACCCGACCATGCCGAACAGACCACCGATGCCGGCGTTAAATAGGAGATCAGTTATCCAGCCCACATAGAAGCGGCTGGCGTTAAACGACAGGCGGATCTTCTGGCCGATTGTCGACTAGCTTGCCGTCAATGTAGTCCCATCCAATGCCGCCGAAGTCGCCGGGAATTAAATTCGGAGTGCCATCAATGGCATCGACGATGATGGTATTGACGACCTTTCCGTCCTTAATGACGTGAGCTTTCATAATTACCAAGTGCTGACGATGCATTTCCCGTTTCCACCTGCGCCGCTATTTCCGCCCAAAGAGCCACCGCCACCGCCACCAGGCACGCTGCCAGCGGTTGCGTTTCCGGTGAAGTTGCCCGCACCTCCAGCGCCTCCATAGTAACTGGTCCCGCCAGCACCGGCAGCGCTGCTAGAAAAACCTCCGCCGCCGCCGCCGCCAAAGTAGGACTTGCCTCCAGCGGCTCCATTCGATCCGCCGCCTTGGGCATCATAGTAGCCATTTGTGCCAACCGACGAAAGGTAATTGGTTCCAGCACCGCCAGCAGCACCGCTACCGCTTCCTCCTTCGCCGCCATAGCCAACTAGGTATGCGCCGAATGAGGTGTTACCGCCTGCGTTGCCTACAGTCGTTCCGCTTACGGAAGTGCCGCCCGCGCCAATCGTGACACTGACCGTGGCGCTGATGTCTGAAGCCAGAAATAGTCTTGTAGCGTATGCGCCACCACCTCCACCGCCTCCAAAAGTCGGATGTGCGCGACCGCTTCCGCCCGCTCCCCAGATTTCAACGCTTACCCATTTCGCGCCTGAAGGTTTCGTCCAAGTTCCCGTCGAGGTGAACGTCTGAACGTCGGTCAGAACACCGGACGACTGCGTGCTTGATAGCGTGCCGCTTGTGTAGGTCAGACCAGTTCCGACCGTAACAGCGGAGAAACCGCCTGACCCGTTGCCGGCGAGAATGGCCGTGCCTGTCGTGGCCGGTGCAAAGTACGTCGTCGACTCAAATGCTGCCGAGCCGAGGCCAGACACTTGACCGGACGTAATCGCAATCGCCACGTTCGCCGCAGCGGTCAGTCGTCCCTTTGCGTCGACGGTGAACTGACCGACGTTCGTGCTGTTGCCGTAGCTACCAGCCGTGACCGCGGTGCTGGCAAGATCCAGCGCAAACGTTCCGCTGCTCGTGATCGGACTACCTGAGACGGTCAAGTCCGTCGAGCTTACGGCAACACTCGTCACGGTGCCGCCGACATCAAGCGACGATAGCGTGCCGCCAACATAGGTTAGGCCAGTGCCAACCGTAACGTCGGAGAAGCCGCCGCTGCCGTTACCAGAAAGAATCTTTGTACCCGTAGTCGCAGGAGCAAAGTACGTCGTGCTTTCAAACGCAGCGCTGCCAAGTCCAGAAACTTGCCCAGCCGTGATTGAGATCGCAACGTTTGCCGCAGCGGTCAGTCGGCCTTTAGCGTCAACCGTCAACGACGGCACAGATCCAGCCGTGCCATAGTTACCAGCAGCAACCGTAGTGTCAGACAACGCGAAGTATAGCGTGCCGGTACTAGTGATCGGACCACCAGTCACCGAGATGTCGGCGCTGCCTTGACCAGTCACGCTCGTCACGGTGCCGGTGTACTGGTCAGCCGAGGAGATCGTAAAGTTCGGATAAGTGCCGGTGATCGTCGTCGTACCACCTTGTGTGAGCGCGACAACTTGATCCGGCGCGCTGTTGACGACCTCAATCGTACCGCTGCTAGTAATCGGACCGCCCGAAATCGAGATGCCTGTGCCAGCCGTCAGCGAAACGCTCGTAACCGTACCCGTGTACTGGTCGGCGCTGCTGATGGTGAAATTAGGATAAGTTCCGGTGACCGTCGTGGTGCCGCCTGGAGTGAGCGCAACGACCTGATCCGGTGCTGTGTTGGTCACCTCAATCGTTCCGCTGGTCGTGATCGGCCCACCGCTGATCGAGATGCCCGTGCCTGCGGTCAGCGCAACGCTGGTCACGCTGCCACCGCCTGCCGTGCTTTCGAGCGTGCCTGCATTGTAGGTCAGACCAGACCCGACCGTGACAGTCGAGAAGCCGCCGCTACCGTTGCCGGCGAGGATCAGCGTCCCAGTCGTCGCAGGCGCAAAGTACGTCGTGCTTTCAAAGGCCGCGCTGCCGAGGCCAGACACCTGACCAGCCGTGATCGCAATCGCCGTGTTCGCTGCTGCCATTAGACGACCCTTCGCGTCGACCGTGAACGTGCCGACCGAACCAGCCGCACCGTAACTGCCTGCGGTCACCGTCGTGCTGGACAGACCCAGCGTAAACGTGCCGCTTGCGGTAATGGGACCGCCTGAAGACGTCACATCGCCGTCGCTGGTTACAGCAACGCTCGTTACCGTGCCGGCACCACCGCCGCCCGTAGCCGAAAGAGTTCCGCCGGTGTACGTCAAACCAGTTCCAACGCTGACAGATGCAAAGCCGCCTGAGCCATTTCCGCTCAGAATGTCGCTGCCCGTGGTCGCAGGCGCAAAGTAGGTCGTGGACTGCAACGCCGCGCTGCCAAGTCCCGTGACCTGACCAGTCGAGATGCTGATCGTCGCGTCTGCCGCAGCGGTCAGACGACCTTGGCCGTCCACCGTAAACGTGCCGACCTTGTTCGCCGCGCCGTAGCTGCCAGCCGTGACCGCCGTGCTCGCGAGCGAGATCGCAAAGGTTCCGCTGGTCGTGATCGGACTGCCACTTACTGCGACAGCGCCGTCGCCAGTAGCCGCAACGCTTGTCACCGTGCCAGATCCGCCACCGCCTCCGGTCGCCGCAATCTCAATGCCGCCTGGAGTGTTCGTGATCGTGACGTTCGATCCAGCGGTAAGCGTGTTGAGCTGGAACGTGCCGCCGTCGCCGATGAGCAACTGACCGACGCCAGGCGTCCCGGTCAGATCGGTGATGCTGTTGATGTTCGAGCCACCGCCGCCCGCACCGCGAGCAGCCAGCAGCGTCCACGACTTCGCAGACCGACTCGGCTTCTCGCGCGTAGTCTCGTTCGCGATGTAGCTGTCGCCGTTAATCGACACGACATCAAGCGCCTGGTACTCGCCAGCCTTCCACTTGCCGAGCGGTTGAAGCGTTGCAGGCACGGCGAACTCAGTCCGCGTCTTGACCGCCTCGTCCAGCAACTGCGTGATCTTCTCTGGCAGTTCAGCCGCCGCGAGCTGAATGCGCTGTTCTGCAACCTCAAGCAGTTGCGCGTTCTTCTCGCGCTCCTGCATCAGCGCCGTGTACTTGGCAGACGCCGCAAGTTCAACGCGACCGAGCAGCTCATTTACCTTTGACGCCAGCTTAGTCTCAAGTGCTTTGACCTCCTCGCCAGCGATGGTCGCCATCTCCTCGCGCAGATGCGGCTCAACGTCCTCAAGAGCCACAGCAACTTCATCACGCAACTGCGCGCGAAGTTCTGGCAGCGAGTTTACGATGCGCGCGATCTCGTCGCGCTGCTCAATCGCCAGTTCGATCAGGTGGTCGATCTGCTTTTGCGTTTCCATGTTCAGGCGCTCGGATTAAGTTGACGTTGGCAGACTGCGTAACGTTGCGACTCGTCGGGAAACTCAGCAACAACCGTCGCGTCTCCCATACAGCGAGTCAAAAACTCCTCGCCACTTTCCGCCGCTGCCGGCGTCGGGAGGACGCACTCTTTTTTCTTTTGCTCAAATGCACGGCGACCGTCCGCGAGCGCAGCCAGCCACTTTTTCGGCGTGAGATGACGAGCGCCGAACGCGACCTCGACCGGCGAATCAAGTTTGAGTTTGCGCGTTTCATCGGCGTTCTCCTTTCGGTTGAGTCGTTCGACAATGGCGTTCGCCCAAGTGCGGCCAGCGTCACCGCCCCAGCCATTCCACGCCTGCCAGCCCTTGCCTTGCTCGTCCCAAGTCGCGCCTTGCTTGTCGATCTCGTGCCGGTCGAAGTAAGCCTTCATGCGGCGCACCGTATCGGCAGACAAGGACCGCTTGTTGATTATGTCGCGCGCACGAGCCAGACCCACGGCAGTCATGCCGCGTTGCGATGCCGGCTTCTTCTCGCGCACGTCCAGCGCGCGTTTAGCGTTAGCCGCCATCGCGTCGTTCGGAACGTAGCCGTCCTCGGCGAAGTCGATGACGATGCGCTGGTCGTGCAGCTCAGAATCTGCCCGCGAGGCTTCGGGAGCAGCATCTGCGCTGCTTGCCACCTGAGCCGCCGCCGCGTCCTGACCGACCTTCTCACCCGTAGCGGCAGCCGCAGCAGCCGTGCTCGGCAGCGCGTTGGTCACGAGGCGGATCGCAGTCTCCGGCACGTTGTAGCGCTGCGCCAATTCCGCGACAAAGTTAGCCTCAATCGCGATTTGCTCAAGCCGACCAAAAGCGTCGGTGCCTTCCTCGGCTGCGATCTCTTGCAGCGACTTCGCGCCTTGACGGTTCTCGTTTAGGTTCGCCGCAGACTCGCGCCCGATGTCGATCGTCAGCTTAGCCGGGAAGCGCCACTCGCCGCGCGTCGCACGCTTCATGGCCTGCACGACCGTCTCACCTTCACGACGCGAAGGAGCCGGAATCAGTTCGCGCGCGATCGCGTCAAGGATGACCTGATTCTTGATCGGATCGAGCACCTTGTCTTGCAGCAAACCTTGATGGCGCGTGAACACGCGATCAGCCGCCGCAAAGTCAGCGCGGACGCTCGGTCCCTTGTAGTTCTGTGTACCGAACAGAACGCCCTCGGGAATGCCGACACCGATCGCGATCTCGTGCATCAGGTGCTGAACGAACCCCTCGAAGGCTGCGCTGGGCCTCGACGGCATGACCTCGATCTTGTCCGCGGTGCCAAAGTACCGGATGTTCCCGATCTCGCTCAGTTCGTTTTTCTGCGTTTGACCGCTCGGGAGCGTCGACGCCGGCGTCGGCGTGAACAGGTTGCGCCCGTTGGCAGTTCCTCGATCAGAAAATACGAGGGCGGCCTGCTGACTAGCAAAGCGGACACCAGCTTTCTCAGCTTCGAGAATCTCGTAGAGCATACGAGCCGTGCGGATAGCAGCGTGAAAGTCAGTAACTCCACGGTATTGGTCCACGCGAAACGGATCGTAGTAATGGCAGAAGAACTGACTTTCAATGTCTTCGGGATCATAATAGACGCCCTCTCTGGTCACGCGGAACACTCGGTACGCCACAGGACGACCGAACTCATTTGTGAAGATGCCTTGGAAGTAGTTGGCCGGATCGGCGCCGAGCGAGTTCGGATTCCCGATGCGCGTGCCAGGAACAAGCTGGATTTTCAGTTCGCCATCGACGCGACGAATCACGAAGCCGCAGTCGCTGTCAACTGGTCGCTGCTCGGCTGCAAGCTGGATCAGCTTCTTAAAGGTGTGGCGATTCGTGACATCGCACGTCTTGCACCAGTCGTGGAAGTAGTCCGAGACAATCGCGTTGTACTCGCGGTCGCCGGTCGTCGGCGAGTACTCGTGCGGCGTCAGGTAGTTGCCGAACTTGCGGCTGATCTCGCGCGCCTCGGGAAAGTTCTCCACGAGGTCGCGCGCCTCCCACATCATCACGATGCGATCGCGCACCGTCGTGTTGGACTCAGACGGCAAGCCATACTGCTTCGGCGCGTAAAGCCGGTTAGTCTGCGCTGCGTTGTAGGCGAACAACTCCGCCTGCACGCGCGACTCCATGCGCTTCAAGCCCCACGCCGGCGCAACTGCCGAGATTGCTTTATCGTACCAAGGCGCCGAAGCGATGACCTTTGAAGCGTCGAAGTCCATGTTAGTTGCCGTTAAAGCTGAGAAAAGTCACATCTGCGCTGGTGCCATTCTGGTAGGCAATCGCAGCCACAATCTGACCCAGCATGACCTTGAGTTGGGCAAGGTCGGCGCGCGTGACGCTCTTGCCGTTCAGCGAGTAGGAGCTATTAACCAGCACAGCGCGAATCGCGGCCAAAGTCTCGGTCTTCAGCGTTGCAAGAGTTGCGAGATCCAAACCCTCGAACGGATTGTCGTTTCCCATACTTTAACGTTCAAACGTTAAAGGCGGGAGCGCAGACTTGCGCTAGCGTTAATCCTTTTTTGGCGGCGTGTAGCGAATGACGCCGGCGATGGTCGCCATGCAAAGCAGCATGGAGGACGTGTCTAGACCGTGGTTCGGTGCGTTGCTGCGAACCTCGCGCCACTCCCAAACGCCCGTGCGCACCTCAACCTTAGACTCGCCCTTCAGGTGTTCGACGTAGAGCGGGTTTACGTCAGACGGTAGCTCCCACTTGAGGTCGCCTTTGCCGTCCAGTGCCGCCGCTAGCGTATCTTTGAAGTAGTCACCAGACCACTCGTAAAAGTAAACGTCGCCGCCTCGGTAGTCGCTGACGCGCGGTTCGGAGAACGGGAAGTTGATGAGCTGGTCTGTGTGCTCGTCTCGCATCGTCCAGGTCTTGCGCCCGTAACCACGCATACCGCGCCAGCCGAACTCGGCGCAGTCGCGGTCAACGTCAGACGGTCGGTAGCCTCTGTCCTGTGCAACGCAAGAATCCGGCACAGCATATTGCCGCTGGATCTCGCGCAGATGGTCTCGCTTGTCGACGCGACCGAACCACAACTGCCGATAGCGCGGACCAGTCGCAGTCGAGAACGCGCCGATCTCAACCCACCAGTGGTCGAGCTGACGGTCGAGCGCCATGAAGCGGATGACCTCGTTGTCGATCTTCTGGCCGGCGTTGTACTGCTGCGACGAGTAGTCCGCCTGCGTAGCTTGAAACAGATTGATCGTCTTCTTCGCGACCAGCCACGGCTTGGCCTCGCGCTTCGTGCGAAAGTCCACGCGCATCTGATCATCGCCGGTCCGCAGTGAATGGTTCTCGGCCTCGCAGAACTCCTCGACCAGAAACTTCATCGGACGCGCAACGACTGCCTCGATGCGGAACGACACGTTCTCAGGCTGCGCGTCGGCTCGCGTTGCAATGTACCGGCCAGTCTTCTTCCATGCTTCGCGCGTTGCGTCTGAGTCCGACGACTCGTGGCCGCAATGCACGCAGCGAAACCGCGTCGATGCAACCGCGCGCCCAACATCCCACGAGTTGTCGTCCCGCCTTGCCTCGCGGTCCCACACCACGCCGGCGCGCTGGTCACCGCTAGACTGGTCGAACGTGATCGGATGCGGCTTGTGGCAGCTCGGACAGTCTGCGTGCCACTCCTGCTGGTTGCCGCCGACGTAGCTCGCGTGCTCTACGTTGCCGGTCTGCTCGTCCATGACGCAGGCTTGGCTGATGTTGTACACCTTGCTGCGTCCGACCTCCTCGAACTTGGACACGCGCGCGACGGCATGACCGTAGACCTCCTGCCAGCGCGGAAGCCAGATCTCGTCGTTGATTTTATATCTGATCGACTGCGACTGCTGCGTAGAAAGGTTGGCTGCGTTTAAGGTCAGGAAGAAGCCGCCGAAGTAAATCTCGGTTGTGGTCCGGTGCGGTCCTGGCTTAGGCAGCATGTCGGCGACTGGTCGGCAACGTTCCAGCAGCGGCCAGAGGCGCGTCTTCGCATGGCGCTCGACCATGTCGTCGGTCTGCATCGTCCACGAGATCGGACCGGGATCGTTCGCAATGATCCACGGCAGCCAGACGTCAGCGACCAGCGTGCCGCCGATCTGAACTGCTTTGCGGAAGTGTACGCGACGAACGAGCGGATCCTTGAGTGCGTCGAACACGGGAACGAGCCATGGCGACAGTCGCACGTTGAACGGTCCTGGCGTGGCGTAGCTTTCCGGTAACTGGACGTGACGACGCGCCCAGTCGTAGATCGGCGCGCGGTCGGGTCGCGGGAAACGCAGCTCGGCCAAGGAGTCTTCGGCTTCGGTCATGGGATGTGCTGTAGCGTGTTGGCTTGCACATTCCTGGTCGGTCACTCCTCCTCGCTGCCTGCGCCTGATTTGCTCGACTTCACGGCGTCAGTTTCAAAGCGCGCAAGGTTTGCGTTCACGACTTCTCGAATCTCGTCCAGGATCAAAGAGCCTTCGACGTTCGCCTCGGCTGCCGACTTCCCGGCAACGCGCGGCCCTAGCTCGACCTCCAACTTGAGGCGAAGCAGCAGATCCAACTTTGAGCCAAGCAGCCGCAGCATAGCCTTGACCACCGCACGGTCGACCACATCGCCACGCATTGCGGCCAGCTTCACGTCCTTGAGCGCGATGTCGCGTTGCAAGGACTGTGCTTTAAGTTCTGCTAGGTTGCCCGTGTCCTGCGTGATGTAAACGCGCTGCAAACCGTTCGCGTCGGCCCATGCCTTTACGTCGTCAGCGCTACCGTTTTGCGGAAAGCCTTCGCGTTTGCGCCAGTCGTAAATCGTTTGCCGAGTAACACCAACTGCTCTTGCAAGCGCTGATGCAGACGTTTTGTTTTCTGTGGTCACGCTATTGCGTCAGGATTGCGATCGGAACAAAAACCGTTTTTTTCCGCCAGGTTTAACCACCCGCGGCTTGCCTTATTGCAAAAAAGATTCCTTTACCCCCACCCCTCTTTGCATCTGCAATCGTTTGCAACAGCCAGCCAGCGCAACAGCAGCCCGCCTGCATCGTTTCTTTGCCCTATACGAGGCGATCAGGTCCGACCCGCTAGGCTGGTATAGGTCAGGCATCGTTCGCCTCATTCTGACTGTCAGAACGGCCGGCAAACCGCATCGCGTCGGCTGCGCTCATCGTTTCTTCGTGGTGCGCCACCGTGTCGCGAAGTTCTTGCAGCATTGTCGCCAGCTGCGGGAAGATGGCCTTGATTGCTTTTTGGTCCTGCGCCCACTGCCAGTGTAGCGCCTGCCGTGTCAGTCCCCTGCCCTTCACCTGCTGCTCGTAACTCGACACGACAGCTCGAACTTGACCACAGCCGACGTGCAGCACGGTGCGATACGCGCTCGGTGACAGATCGGCGATGGTTGCCAGCCGGCGAACCAGTGCAGCTCCCTCCGCGTGCTTGACCTCGTCCAGCTCGATCAAACGCTCGCAGATCTCAGACAGCAGCTTGGCCGCCTCGCTGGTGGCAGCCGCTGACGGCCTGTTGACGGGCGTACGCCCCAGCGAGTAAGTTACCACCTCAGAGTCCCTCCGATGGGTTCAGGATGAGCTTCTCGTCGTCCTCGGTCAGCTCAATCGCGTCCAGTCCTTCAAACGGCAACACGCCCATTTGGTCGCGTGCCTGCACCATCTCGATGACCTTGCCGAGCCGCTTGAGCCGCTCGTTGTATTCTCCCACCACCGCCTTCTTGTGCGCCTCCAACTGCGTAATCGCGCGCAATGCGCGAGCCGTCAGTCGTAGCGCTTCCAATTCTTTGTTGTCTGACACAGTCGTTTCTCCTTTTTGAGCTTGGAAGTTAAGCGTATGTGCTTCTGCCAGGCATGATTTGATACACGTTTAGGTTTTCCTGCCACAGATTCTGCAGAACGCAACTCGTGCGCATACGCAATTTAATAATACGTTCTGCCTCAAAACATCACAGGCTCGTATGACTCAGCAATGCGCCGCCGAATGTCGACGCCGAGCACCGAGTCGCCGAACCGTGCCTCAAAGTCGGCGCCGCCGTAGCGCGTCGTGATGACCATTGGGCGCCGGTTCGCGTACCGCGAGTCGATGAGCTCCCAGAGCAGCGCCGCAACGGAGGCAGTCAGCTTCTCCTTGCCCAGGTCGTCGATGAGCAGCACGCGACAGTGCGTGAGGTGCTTGATCGATTTGATGTCGCGCGCGGCCTCGCTGAGTTGGCGCTGTAGCTCAACGGCAGTCAGGAACGTGCAGCCGTACTCGCGCCGCTCCAGCTCCCGTGCGAGCGCCCACATTGCCGTGGTCTTACCCGCGCCCGACAGCCCAGTAATGACCAGACCCTTGCCGTTCTGAGACGGGACGTACTGCGTCACGCGGTCATAGCCCTTGCGCCGAACCGTGTCCGGTACGTTGTCGACCAGTTCCTTGTACAGCGCCGGACAGTTCTCGTCCCACCACGGCGTGCGCGAGCTGACCTGCTGCTCATTGGCCGAGCGCGAGTAGTGCGCATCGCGAATAGGAGTGCAGTCGTCGCAGCAGCCGTAAACGAACACGGTCTCAACGCCGAGGATCTCGAACACTCCGCGCGAGATCGGCAGACGGTTGCCGCAAATCTTGCACTGGCCTTCCGCCCAGGTTGCGGATCCGTCGCCCCACTTGCGCGCCAGACGTCGTTCCATGTCGGTGCGAAACTCAGCTTTCGGCTCAATGCTGATGCCTACGGCGCCGTAGACGGCTAATGCCTCGTAGTCGGTGTGGCTCATCAGAAGCCCCCCTTTTCCCAAGCGAACTGGCCGCCGGCAGCAGCGCGTTCCCGCGCCACTTGGTCGCCGCCAGTCGTTGCCCTCGGCTTGGCAGCAGCGCAGACCGCCCAGTGCTTCGCAAGCGCGGTCGGCGTCAGCGCGGCGCCGTCGAAGTGCGTTCGGTAGTTTGCGGCGCGGCGTTGGATCTCGTCGGGCGTCAGATTGGGCGTGACGGCGAGTATCTCGGCGCGTGCCGCAATGGCCGGTCCCCACTGCGTGACCTCCTCCGGCTTGCCGCCTCCGACCGTTGCCAGTGCGTCAAGCAGCTCATTGCGTGCGCGCGGCGCGCCGACAGGCGCAATGGTTTGATTATCCTTCCTATTCCTTTTCTCTTCCTTTTCTTTTCTTTTCTTTTCGTTGCGGCACTCCTTCAAGGAGTCCTGGCATGAGTGCTTCGCGTGATCGTCAAGCACAGCTTGCGGCTGGCGTGTAAGTCTCGCCTTAGCAGACGTTAGACCACCTTTGCGTCCGCCTTCACGTTTAGCTGTCAGGACTGCCTCAGCAGACGTCGGATAGGACCAGACGATCAAGTCATCGCCTTGCCAAGCCAGCAGCGGTGCAGCGCCGTTAACCTCGGCCAGCGTCACACCGCAGAGCTGCTGCCATTGCCGGTCCTTCCAGACCTTCGCGCCAGCAAGCGTGCCGCCGTTTTCTTGGTCTGCGCAGTAGGCCAGTACGCAAAACCACGTTGCGCGTGCGACTGGATCGCAGCCGAGGAACTCAGGTGCGCGTATGTTAGGTATGTAAATGTTAAGCCAATTCATTTTTGTTTCGAGCCTCCATCTCTTTAAAACCGTAAGGAACCACTTCTTCAAACTGGTCCAGCGGGATCATGATGCATGGCTCATAGTTTGACGGACTATCTGTGCCGCGAGGTTTGCAACGGATCATCCGAACATTGACGTGATGCGCATCGAGCTTGCGAACGTCGACCCACCCGGTCCAGTCGGACCATTGCGAGACGTATATCGGAGGCACTGCCATTCCTTGACCAGCCAACAGCAGCGCGAGCCATTTGCGCAGATTGAGGATGGCTGTTGGATACTTTGTGCTAGGGTCTCTGTGGATTTTTAACTCTCCAACTCCAACAACTCGATCGTGCCGCAAAAAGACCCAATCGACGGGTGACATATCCGCGATTGCATGAGTTACGCAGTTAAACTTTTCGGACACCAGCTTCGCCACAGCTTTTTCATTTTCTGTGTCCTCCTTCGTCTTGAAAATCAGACTCCCGTCGATGTGCGTTGCAGGCCCGCGATCTTGCCAGCTGTTCATGCTCCCTCCCTTCGCAGCCTATAAAACGAATGCACCTTGCGAGCGCGCCGCACGCTCGTCTGCTCTATGTCGTATCCGCGCTTGCGCAGATCAGCAACGCGAGAATGAACAGCGTACCCGCCGCAGGCCGCCACGAGATCGGGCATGTTAACCCAGCCATCGCGGAGCTGGTCTGCGGTGGTTAAGTTGCGCAGGCGCAAGAGCACCAGTTCGCACTGGGTCAGACCCGCGCCGCACGCGGTAAAGGTAAATTGGTTCATGACAGTGCTCCCCACTGATCCGCCATAGCGTCGGCTATTCCTTGATATGTGAGCGAACGAAGTTTCCACCGATCAGGGCCAGGCGGCATGAGATGCACGGCAGGATGTCGGCCATCAACGACCTTGGTCGGCCTCAGCGGCGACAGGTTCTTCAGCCATAAGCACGTCGCCTTCGTCTCACCATGGCCGAACTGCCAAGGTTGGATCACCTGATCCGGTTTGCGAATCTGCGATGAGATGACTGAAACTGGATTCTCCAGAGCGATGTGATTAATTGGTGCGGCCAAAAGTAGGCGCACGAAATCAAGCGCCTCGGCCTGCTCCACCTGTTTAGCCCTGAACCATCGAGCACCGCTCACGGCTAGATGTGTGCATGGTGGATGCGCGATCATCAAATCCCAGTTAAGTCCGAGCACGTAGCGAACATCGCATTGGTGGTGTTGCCCAACACTGTCGGTCGGCAGGAGGTCGCAGGACCAAGCATCCCAGCCACGCGCAGCGAAGGCATCGCGGACGCGGCCAGAATACTCACAGGCTACAAGGACTCGTTTCATGGGATTCATATAAGTAGAAGCAAGCTTATAGCCGGCCCTCCTTGCGAGCGGCGCGGAAAGCTGCGAATCGCTTACGCAGCGACTCATCCTGCTTAAGCTGCCCACCGTTAGGCTTGCCGTTTCTTTTGCGCCTCCGCCAACACAGAGCGTTTCGAACATCACGCGACTCGTCTGAAAACTACAAATTAAGATCGCGTTGACGTTCGACATACGCAGCGAGTGCATCGCCTGTAAGCTTAGGAAATGATTTCATGACTTGGTCTCCTTCTCCTGCACCGCCGCCTGAGCAGCCTCGATCTGCTGCACGCTGCACTGTTCTTCGAGCGCGACTATGTACTCAGTAAGCTGCGCAATCAGCTTCCGGTAGTGACTCGGAAAGTCGTTGGTCGGCTCAATCACAGCGCACCTCCTTGGCGCTGCGCGTAGTCCAGCAGCAGCAGCGCATCGCAGTTATCAAGCGTCACGCGCAGACCAGACGCAGCAAAGCGCCGAGCAGCCTCGTCCCGCAGCGCACGCTTGCGCTCCGGTCCCTTCAGCGATGATCCGGCCAGACCCTTTTGCCACGTCTGCGGCCTGACCAGCAGAGTGCGCACCTCGAGCGCCGCGAGCAGGCCAAGCCAAAAGCCAAAGTTCTGGCCGAACTTAAACATCGCAGAGCCAGGCTGCGGCTTGCCGATGAAGCCGCCGACGTGCTCGACGCAGGCGACTGCACGTTCAGCGCCCGAGATAGCGTCACGCAGCGCGTCGAGTGGCGGCGTGATCCTGGTGAGATGTACAACGACCGCAGGCCTTCCAGCAGGCTGGAACGCAAGCGCCCCATTAGCGCCAGGATCAATGGCAATATATCGAGTGCTCATCAGAACGGCACTCCTTCCGTGTCATCGAGCGGATCGACCGGCGTGAACTTTAGCTGCGGAGCTTGCGGCGTATAGGACGCACCTGGAGCCGCGTCCTTGCGCTCGGCTCTGCCTCGGATGTACTTGCTGCCGGCGTTCTGGCCGTTCTTCACTTCGGCGATCCATCCGCTCAAGCGATATTGCACGCCGCCAATCGTGATCTCGCCCTTGTAATCGGGTCGTTTAGGATTGTCCGCCTTGTCATTCTTGAAAAGGCGAAATGTTAGTTCGTTGTCGAATTGATTGTTCATTGGTTGATCTCCTTGATGCGAATGCCGCCGACTGCTTTACCGCCGAATCGAACGTCGGGATCGTGGTAGAGGTAAATGGTCTGACCGCGCCACATCTGAGTGTTCGCGCCGAACATACGAACCAGCGCGCGCCGATTGGCAGAGGTGCGAAGCACAAGCTGCTTGGCTTTGCCCTTGAACTTCAGCGCTGGAACGTTGCGCTCCTTGCGGCCTTTATCGAACGCGACCTCATCGTACAGCAGCACGTCCTCGATTTCGGCAGGTACGTCACCGAGTCCGACAAGATCTTCCGACGCAAGCCACGGCGAGGTGCGCAGCATACCGGACAAGCCAGTAAAGACTTTAGGCTCTTGCTTAGGAGCAAGTGTATCGTCGATGTTCATGAGCGAAGGCCTGTTCTGCTGGCCCGTTCGTCGACCATAGCCTCGGCAATAGAATACGAAACGTAGGTCAAGTTCTTGATTTTAAGTAAATGTAGACGTCGCTCACTAGTTGAGGCCAGGATACCTTGTACTGCTGCTGTTGCGAAATAGTCCATTAAGGTCATTCCGTTTTGCTGTACCACCATTCCGGTTTTTGCATCGACATGGTCATCGCGCGGAAAAGCTGGCCCTCCATGGTTTTTTATTTTCATACTGCGTTCCCTTTCGTCATGCCCGAGAGTTCGGTCTCGTCGCCGTAGACCCACTTCGGCAGGTCAATTGTGTTCATTAGGCCAATGTCCTTGTCGTGATAATCAGGCCAGCGCCCAGTCGTGCGGCACTTGTTGAGCTTCTCCTCCAAGTTGTGGATTTCCTCGTCAGCGTAATCAAGCGCCGCCTCGTCCAGCTTCCAAACGTTGACGCGAGGAATAGGCTCAACCTCGATCGCAACGAACCAGAACTCGAAGCGCACCGTCTTGTCGAGGAACTGCGAGATCAGTCGACGATACCACGCCGCCTGTCGATGGTAGCCGCGTTGGAGGATAGTCTTTGAGAACGCAGACAGCCGCGCGTCCTGCGTCGTCTTGACGTCGATGACCTGCACGCGGTCGCCTCTAAAGTTGACGGCGTCCATGCGACCTTTGCCCCAAGCCGCGCCAGTCTGCGATGCGCC